ATCCCACTCGGCGACGGCCGACGTGGATAGCTCGACCTTGCCATCCCACACGGCCCGGTACTCTTTCGACCCGACAAGCTGCCGGCATCGCCGAGAGTTGCGCTGCGCCGGCACATCCGCGTAGCTGGTGCCGATGAACTTGAACCCCGGCCACTTGCCGAGCGCCCACGCTGGGGCGACTACGCCGGCATACGTCGATTTCGCTGCCCCTGGGGGAAAGAACAGCATCAGGCGTCCGTGCGGCTCTTCGAGACACGCCTGAATCTTCTCGCACATCAGCCGGTGGTGCGGTGCGAGCCCGGTCTCTACTGGCTTAAACAGCCACTCATCAGGGTCTTCGGAGATGGGCGCGCCAGGAATCGGCACAGCCTGCGCGAACGCCACAAGCGACTCCCGCGCCATGTCCCGGCGAAGGATCTCCGCCGCCGCTTCAGCTGGCGACGGTCGCGCCAATCACAGCACCAGACGCAGGGAGACGGATTCGACGGATGCGAGAGCTGCGGCGCTGCCGTCGATCGAAAAAGCATCTGCAGACGAGGCTGTAACGGTCCCGGCATACGTTCCGGCTGCCGTGATCGTCGCCCCGATGTTGAACGCAACCGCCCCAACAAGGTAGCCGCGAGGCACCAGCGCTGCCGCCGCCATGCTAGAAACGACAATCACCACCCTGTATGTACGACCCGGAATGAACGCGATCGGCTGGCTCAGTGATGACGTAACGCCTGGGGTCGTGCACGTTGCAACCCCGCCGGAGATCGTCCAGCCCGCGCCCTTCGTCCATACCGTATCTGTCGCGAACTCGCCATTGACCAGTAACTCAGGCCCGAGGCCTATCAGCACGCCGTTACCAAGAAGGGACTCCCGCTGTCCGGTCAGTGCCCGGCCGTCGATGCCGACAGCGATCGGGAGCCCTGCGGACTTCACGAGCGATACACCCCGACGGAATCGGTATTCCCGGCGACACGCTCAACGCGGTAGTTACCAGGGGCGATCAGCAGAGCGACCGGGTTCTGCGCGTCAAGCGCGACGCCGGTATCCGTGAACGACAGGTCCGGGTTCTCGATCTCGACCTTCAGCGCATAGCAGAAGTACGGGATCGCGCCTAGGCCGGTAACGAACAGGCCGACAGTGACGGGAGCACCCACCGCCACGGAAAACGTCGTGCTGAACGCTGCGCCTGTACCGGGTGCGAGGATCTGGGTTGACATCGGGGCGGCCTCCTACGGCAGCAGTTCGCGGATGGAGAAGTTGTCGATGACGCAGGCGCACCCGGATATGGCAACCACGCCTGCGACGTGATTCAGCACTGCCGCCGAAGGGGCCACGATATCGGACGTAAAAACGCCGGGGCCGAACGTAATTGGGGTGCTGACCGCGCTATCCCCTCGAATGCGGACCCAGTGGCGAGGATCGGACGAGGTGACCGTGTTGGTGACCGTGTAGGAAACCCGGTAGGTGGCGCCAGCCGTCAGTGTTACCGGCCGAAAGATCGGGCTCGTCGCCCCTTCGTTGTGGAACGCAAGCCCTGTCTCTGCCGTCGGTCCCGGCGTGATCTGCCAGCCGTTGCCGAGCGACCAGCCGCTGGCGGTATCGAATCCGCCATTCTGGACGCGCTCCGGACCGAGACTCTGTGCATTCGCGGACATAGCCGCAGCGAGGAACAAGACAGCGGCGAGTAAGTGCTTCATGGCGGTCCGTAGCGGCGGTGGAAGTGGCGCCTATCCTACCCCCGGGGCTCCGGACGTCAACTATCGGGGTCTTCCGGCTTCTTGACCGCGCCGGCCGCAATGGCCAGCAGCTGCTCCCGGCTCAGATCGTAGCGGCCCGTCGACTCAACCGGGATCGGGTTGTCCTTGTCGCCACGGAGGGTCACGCCCTGGCCGTACTTCTTCGGATCCCATATCGCCAGCAGTTTGAGCCGGGTGTCGATCATCAGCTTGCGGTGCCCGAGCATGTCCTCCTTGCGGCGCTTGATCAGCACCAGCTCTTCCTTTTCGGTCCCGTCAGCCTGCTTGACCACCCGGCGCTCGTATTCCTCGATCACCCCCTCCATCGGGGTGTCCGCGATCAGCTTGCACTCGGCCGCAATCCAGTCACGTCCATCGTCGCGCGCGCACGCGAGGGCGGCGGATAGCTTTGGGTTGCGCGGCACTCCATCGACCGTCTCGTTCCATTCCCTGACCGTGCGGGCAGCAGGCATGCCGGGGGATCGGCAGATCGACGCCATGGGCTCTCCACCCTCTAGGCGCTCGATGATCTTGTCGAAAATGGCCTGATCGAAGATTGGGGCAGGCATGGGTCAGCCTTCCTGTCCGGCGTTGCGCCAGTAGGGGGATCGGTTCTTGTCGATGCCGCCGACCGAGCCATCCCTTGGGGCTGTCCTGAGCAGCGAAGCGACGCCAAATGCTCGGATGCGGCGTGATGCCTTGATCTTGATGGGCGTCTTTCGCATCAGATCCTCACAAGCCCGGCGAACCGATACCGGCCCGGGGCTGTCTCTTGCAGCAGGGCGACCATCTTTTCGGCCTCGGTCTGGTTGTGCACGCGCACGCGGCGGTTGATGTCCACCTGCGACTTCAGGTCGAAGCCGACGGACCAGATCGTGCCGTCCTTGCCGGGGTTCTCCAGGATCAGCAGGGCGACGACTGGCTGCGGTTTCGGCTTGGGTGTCGGGTTACGTTGGCCGGCGTAGGAAAGACCTGCTGCAAGGGCAAGCAGGAGAATCAATGCGGTGTACCACTTCATAGGATTACCTCGTCAGTTTGCCTGATGTGGACAATACCACCAACGGCGGGAGCCTTTAACCCCGGCCATTCTCGTCCCGTGTCCGGTTTTCGGTGCGGTCTGCGTACTACAGGATATGGCCGGATGGTCCGGCAGGGAGAACGAGATGCAAGTCAATCAGTCCAGCGTTGAGTTCGCACGCGCGGCACAAGAGGTGGCAAGGCTTAGCCGGGTAGGTCACGACAAAGCGTCATGCATCACGCTGGCAGCCGGTGCGCTTACCTCCGAAGGATGGGGCCATCTCTACGCGATTGAAGTTGCCACCGCTGCCGCAGACGACGTACTCGCCGGAGATCACGCATGACCGCCCCGACCGAAGCCGGCGCCGGAGTGGCGAAGCGCGCGCAGTGGGAAATGCTTACGACGGCGGAACAGGTCATGGCCGCGCACGAAGCCGGTCGCGGCGTCTGGAACCGACCGGGGAAGGGCCGCCAGTGGCTGCAGGTTGGCTGCCGAGGCATCGACAACATCCGCGCATTCATCCTCGCGGGTTGGGAATACCGCGCTATTACCTTCGCCACCGGAGCCCAGCCATGACCACGACCGAAGGCCAGACGACCACCCCCAGCGGCTCGGATGTGCTACTTAATCTCAGAAAGCTATCTGAGATGGCAGAGCGCGTCCCTGTTCGCAATCAAGGCGATATCGAAATTTTGAACCGTGGCGATGATGCAATCTCCACCGTCGCCGCCCTGATCGCCCGCAATGCGGAGCTTGAGGCCCAAGCATCATCGGCGACCGAAAGCCTCGCGGGAAGCACAAGCATGCTGCGCGAAGTCAAAGTCGGGCTTCAGACCATCGCCGCCGAGAACAAGGCGCTGCGGGAGGCTGGACAGAAAATGGCCGAAACGCTTGATGCGGGGGAAGGTGAAATTGATGCGCTAATTGCGCTTAAGCTAACCCTCGCCCGCACATCCGCAGCGACAAAGGAGAATGGCAATATTGCATTCAAGCAAGACCACGCCAAGGTTGCCGAGCTACTGGCTGCGGCCGAGAAGCATGCCGGCACCCCGGATAATCCGAACATCGGATGGCTTTCGCCATTGTCATCGAACAAAACCCTGTTCAGATGCGAGTCGTGCAAACAGGAAGGCGAGGATTGCACAAAAATACCTCACACAGACGACTGCACGGTTACGCGACTGTTTGCCGCCATCCGAGCCATGAGGGGTGAATCATGAGTAAGCTAAACGCCGCGATGTATGCGGCCGCCCTAAACACCTGCGCCGGCCCTAGGCGTCTGCCGGACGGGAGTTGGTGCAATCATAACTTCTCCCCTGCATGGAGCTGGCAGATGCGTCAGGAACCTCTCCCCACTACAAATCTAGATACGATGGTCTGCATCAACTGCGGCGCAATGGTGGTCGAATGAAACGCCTACTCCGCAGAATCCTCCACAGTCACGCGATAGGCGAGGCAATCGAGAATGCTCGCGCCTGTAGCAATCGAGCCAGAGGGCACAAGGCCCGGTCAATTCAAGCATTCGACGCCTGGGACGAGGCTGCGTTCAACGCTCGGCAGCGTCGGCGCTATTGGATGGACATGGCGCGGGCCTTGCTCCGCTAACCGATCGATCTGACCTAGGAAGCCCGGGCTTGTCCTGGGCTTTTTTATGGCGGTGCCAATGGGATTCGAACCCATGTCGTCCGGCGTGACAGGCCGGCATTCTTGGCCGCTGAACTACAGCACCGAATAGATCGCAGGTGTCCTAGGCCTCTGAACGAGCCGGCAGATTTAGTCAGTCCGCCAGCGCCGGATTTGAACCGACGTCTCCTGCGCGCGAATCATACCAGGCCGACGAGATAGGAGGCCTTCCCATCTTTTCGCCGTACAGCCGTCAACACTTGGCGGCGGTTGCGCGGCCCACGGCTGACATGCGTCCAGCGGCCAAACTCTTGGATGAGCTGATCGAACGGCAGATACTGGCGGATTATTTCCTCGCAAACCTCGCGCGGCGACATGCCGGCAACCACGATGTCCGCAGCCTCGCCGAGTACATGCTGGGAGGTCTTGGCGCCGCCTACGGCCTTGTTCACTGCCGGGGAGCGGTAAGCGCTGGTCACGTTGACCGGAACGCCTACAGCGTCGCGCAGGGGCTGCAGGATGTCGGTCGCGAGCGTTCGCAGGGATTCGATCTGCTTCGGGCCGGGCATGTTGTCCAGCCTCGCGCTGGTCACGCACAGCTCGGCAAGGGTGAAGCTCTTCGATAGGTGCATGGCGGGTCTCCGGTCTGGAGCCCACAGGATACCTCAGCGCCGCTCGCCCAGCCGTCGGAGCGTGATGTTCAGCGCCGCCAGCTCGTCCATCTTCATGATCCGCCACATGACCTTGCGGCCGTGCCAGCCGTTATCGCTGCCTTGGTGGCAGTCGTCACAGACCGCGACCGTGGTGAAGTGCTGACCCTGCACGATGTGGTGCGCGGCTGATGGGCCTGGACGATCGCACACGCTGCAGGGTAGTTCCTTGACGGCCGCCATGTGCGCGGACTCGGCCTCAGTGTGGGACTTAGAATTCTTGGATCTCATTTCGGCTTCAGCCCACAATTCACCCCGCCGCAAGTCTGCCCCGGCATCAGTTCAGCGCGGCAGGTTGGGATGGGGCAGGCGACCTTCATTGCACGCACGGCCGCGTTGTGAGCCTCTTCTATCCGCCCCTCTTCGCGGCGCAACTGGGCAAAAATAACGGCTGCGGGCGGCACGACACGTCCACTTTCTGCCGGAATCTGTGCACGTTCCGGGGATGTGGTTAGTTTTTCGTGGATTGCGGGCTTGTCGAAAAATCCAGCGTCCACAAGCACCGCGTCCACAAGGTCATCAAGCGAATCATATTGGTCGTCTTGGTAGTTTTCGTATGCGGCCCAAAACGCCCGCGCAATCGCCGCGTCTGTGGGGCGGGCCATCACTGCACCCTCGTGAAACAGTCATAGGAGCCTTTCATCTTTCCGAACTCGGAAGACTCGAACATCAGCCCCGGTCCACCCATTGTTTCGACGCCAACTTCCACGACGGTTCCAACGATGCCGGAGAACGGAACGTCCGAATCGTCAACGACTACGACGGTATCGCCTACTTTGAACGGACTCATTTTGCACCCTCTGCATCCGCATCCGCATCGGCCGGCTGTGCGAGCGCGGCGCGTAAATCGTCCAGTGCTTGCGGCCAGTGATAGCCATCCACGAACCGCAGCAGCGAGCCGGCGAACCGTTCGCAGTTCGCCTTGTGTGGCCGGTCGTCGCACAGAAAGTCGCGAGAATCGCCTAGTAGCCCTTTGTCGTGCGTGATGATGATCTTGCGCTTCAGCTCTGGCAGGTTTTCCATGATCCACGCGGCCTTGTCGCTGTAGGCGTAAGGGACACCGGTCGGCGGCTTCGTCGCAATCCACACATCAAAGCCCATGCCGATGACGCTCCGCACCGCTTCGACAGCGCCGGGGATTGCGGGCATCGCGAGGTATGCGCCGGGGGTGCGCTTCACTTCGTCGCCGGTCATGTTGTTTGCGATCTTGTACGCGTCGAAGTCCACGATCACGCCGTCCATGTCAACGAACACGCGGCGCTTACGGCCTGAAACCAATCCCCGGACGCCGGCAGAGTGGTCGGGCGTTGGGGCTGCGGCGAGCAGATCTTTCGCGCGTGCTGACAACTGATTCCCGCAAACCTCGCCGCCAGCCGTCTCCGCGCATTCCTGCACGAACTGACGCCACCCCTCCGGCACCATCCCGAGCTTATCCTCGACATGGTCGCCCGCCTTGCCCTGCTGCTGCGCGAGGGTGCGGAGTTCGTCGGCAGTGCTGGTGATGTCTGGATGGTAAGGCCACTCCTCGATATCCTCGATTGGCGCATAACGCCGGAGTGCTTTCTCGAATCCGTCAAGCATGTCGGCCGCTCGCCCCGCCAGCCGCGTGATTTCGGTGATTTCGTCGTGGGTCATGGGGTTGCTCCGGTGCCATCGTCATAGATGGGCATCTTCTTGCGACTTAGCGCGTTGTATTTTTCGATCAGCGTTTCTTCATCACATCGCTTTTGGAATTTGTAGTCGCATCCCTCGCACTCAGTCCATGACGCTTCGGCAGCGCTACACGAATCGACGCTCACATCGGGACACCCGCATTTTGGGCATGGGCTTGGCTTCATGACTGCGATCCTGCCAGTCTGCGGGCGATACGCGGCGCCCACCATCGCGGGTCACTGATTACTGTTCCCCCTGGCATCTCGCGTGCAAGCCATTCGGTGAAGTCTGCCAGCGCCTCGGCATCGGCCACGGGCGAGGGGCCTGCGAAGAGTTTGGTGCCGATGGGGAGGTCGGCCAGCGGCTTTATCCACTCCACCTCGCGGTCAATCCAGATGCTTGCGGGGATGTCGGCAGGGCGCGGGTCAAGGCGGACCACGGCCACCGGCTCAGCACCCGCCGCGATGGCGGATTCGATGCAGCGGATATGCCTATCCAATTTCCACGCATCGGCTTCGCTCGCACAGCGAATGTAGTCGTCTGGCTCCGGGTTGTGGTCGGTGAAACTGTAGCCCCATTCGGTAGGGCTGTCGGTGTGGTGGGTTTCGATAACGCCGGCAGGCTTGCGCACATCGGCGACTGTCTCGGTGGTGGTCATGGTGTTGGTTCTCCAGCAGGGTTATCTGTAGAACGCAGTCCCCGCAGAAAAGCGGCCAAGCGCACGCACGGATTGCGCTGCAGGCGTTCGATCTCTATCCGCAGGCTCGCGATCGTATCGGCCGCTGCGGCGAGTTGGGCACGGAACTCATTCGCCGTCGGCTGTTTCTTCTTGCGCGGTAGGCGTGGGATAAGTTGGTCGGTCATGGCGTTTCATCCAGTTTCTTGAGGTCGTAGTGCAGAACGATGTCTTGCAGCAACGTGCGAGCGCGGGACAGATCGCGCGCCATTGCCCGGCGGTTGAGGAACGGACAGGCCGGCACGTCCCGATGGAAGACGCGCCTATCGACGCTGGATCGCCGGAACAGCCGCCAGCCGGTCAGCTTGCCGTCGGCATCTACCTGCCGCGCGTAGGAGGTTGTGGCGCTCTTGGCGGGGCGCTTGGGCTTCGCGACCTTCACCGCTGCGTCTCCAACCACCACGCTCCCAGCAGGCACGCTTCGGCGATGTCGGCGGACTTCTTGGTTTTCAGGTCGAGGATCGGCCAGCGTTCGGCAGCCAGCGCGCGGGAGCGGTCCTTGTCGATCTTCGTGCCAAAGTGCCGTTTCCAGTCCGCAGGCCTCGGCGTCACGACAGTCCAGCCCCGGCCGACCAGCACCCCCTCGCACTGCCCGAACAGACGCATCAGCGTTCCGAGCTGCGCGGCGCCTGCGCTTTCCGTCTCCGGCCGGCGGCCTTCCTGCTTTTCGATGACGGCAATCCTGACCGCGCCAGGGTGTCCGGCTGCGGCGTCGCGCGCGTAATACGACAGCGCGTGCATGTCCAAGCTGTTCGCCACGCCTTTGACCGACTTCACCTTCCCGGTTTCCTTGCACCGCCGGTTTCTGGACACCTCGCGCGACATGACCGGCAGCCGGCGGGCCTCATAAAGCAGGTCATCGTGGAACAGGGCCATCGCGCCGGTCGTGCCGGGATCGATCGCCAGAATCACTCGCATCACCATGTTGTTCCCCTCGTCAGTAGCGCAGTAAGGCGTCGACAGCGCGGTCGACGGTGGCTTGGTCGAAACCTTTCGCCGCGAGAACGCGGTCGATCAGCAGTTGGTTTGTCTTGCGGTACAGGTCCGCGAAGTCCTCGGCGGACATCTCGCCGACGGCGGTGCTCTGCGCGTCCACGAACACCGAACCCTCCGGCGTGTATTTCTGCGTGTAGTAGCCGGCCATGATCGTCAGCTCCTTGCGGAACCGGTTGAAGTTCGGCAGCGGCACGATGCCGTTCGGCAGGGCCGCTGGCTCGTAGTAGTCGTAAGCGAATTTCAAAAGTTTGAACCAGCGACGCCGCAGCTGATTGTCCTCGCCGATCCTGATCTCCAGCTCCACCGGCTGACCGAAGCGCACCAGCTTCCGCAGCGCGGTCGCGTCCGCTTCGTCGTCGATGTGGAACGTGCCGTCGTGGTAGATGGCTTGGATCTTCACCTGTCGTCTCCTGCCCGCGCGGACGCGGTGTCTGCGCCGTAGCCGCGGCGCTTGCGGGTGGCCGGCTTGTCGTCCTCGGGAGGCTCGTCCAGCGGGTCATAGCTCTTGAAACGGTAGAACTGCAGCTCAGGGGACAGCTTCTCTCTCCCGCGCTTGCCGGCTCGGTTCTTGCCGATGATCAGCGACATCCACGACTTGCACGGATGCAAGAACATCACCACGTCGGCGTCCTGTTCGATCGCGCCGGACTCGCGCAGATCGGCCAGCGTCGGCTCGCGGCCGTCCTTCTCCAGCCCGCGATTCAGCTGCGACAGCACCATGAACGGCACGTCCAGCTCTTTCGCCAGATTCTTGACCCCGCGCGACACCGCGGCGATGCCCTGCTCGCGCGACTCGAATCCGGAAGTCTCGGCAAGCTGCAAGTAGTCCATCACGATCAGGCCCAGCCCGCCCTTGACCTTCTTGTGCATGCGGATCGCGCGGGCGCGCATCTCGCGAACGGTCAGGCCGGAGCTGTCGTCGATGGCGATCCGCATCTGTCGTATTCGCCGGACGCCTTCGCTCAACAGCGCCCACTCTTCCGAGTTCATCTCGCCGGGGTTGTCCAGTTTCTCGCTGGCGATGCCCATCAGGATGCACGCCAGACGCTCTGTAAGCTCGTCTCCGGTCATCTCCAAGCTGAAGAAAGCTACGGCCTTGCCGTACTGCTCGGCCTGCCAGAGCGCGATCTGCAGCGCCAGCGCTGTCTTGCCGACCGACGGCCGGGCGCCCAGCACGATCATCTTGCCGCCAAGCCGCTTGCGGAACAGCCCGTTCACTTCCGGCCACGGCGTGAACACTTCACGCGGCGCGGTGCTTTGCGAGTCGGCCAGCGTGCGCTCCCATAGCTTTTGACCGTAGCCGGACACCATGCGCAAGCCACCGGACACGGAATGCTGGGAAACCGCGTTGAACCGGATCTGCGCCGCGTCGATCAGCTCGCCGACCTCCCGGCCATCTGGCTGGAATGCGTCGTTCACTACCTGCGTGCCGGCATCGATCAACTGGCGCAGGATCGCCTTGTCGCGGACGATCTCGGCATAAGCGGTGATGTTCGCGGCCGAGGGCGTGGTGTTGGCCATCTCCACCAGATAGGCGCCGCCGGCGACCTGCTCGGACAGGCCCTGCGACTCGAACCATTCGCCCAGCGTCACCGCATCGTATGGCTTCGGCGGGTCAGACTCCGCCATCTCGGCGATCGCGCGGTAGATCAGCTGGTGATCGCGACGATAGAAGTCGGATTCCGACAGCCTGTCCGCGATCTTCGGCCATGCGTCCGGGGCCAGCATCAGACCACCGAGAACAGCCTGCTCCGACTGGACCGACTGTGGTGGGATGCGAAGCTGCTCCACGCGGCTGTCGCTCAGCTGGCGGTAGTCGATCGGGCCGCCTTGGTTGGCGTTGCGCTTGCGGGTCATGGACGTGTATCCATGTACGCACCGATCACTTCTGCCGCGACTTGCGGGACGATGGCATTGCCATAGGCGCGCAGGCGTCCCACTCGGGCGGGAACCCCATGAGCCAGCAGACGAATTGAGGGTTCAACGCGCCGGGCTTTTCCGTCGTGGCCGATGATCCAAGCGTGATGGCTCCAGGCGTTGCGGCTGTCACCGCCGCAAGGTCCGGCCCATGACTGCGCGCCGCTTCCCGGCAGGTGTCCTGCGTCAATTAAGTTGCGCAGCCATTGGGCCGCATAAGGGTCAAATTCGTTGTAGTACGCACGCGTCATACCGATGGCTCCGCTGCGCGCTTGGCGTCGTCCCGGGCGGCCTGCTCGGCGACGCGCTGCTCGTGGGCCTGCCGCTCGTCGTCGGTCAGCAGGGGCGCGTACAGCGCGATGTCGCGCATGTCGATGAAGCGCTGCAGGGTGGCGAGGTCGGGCTTCATGGCGTGCCTCGGAATAGTGGAGCCTCGTTCGCAAGGCGTTCGCGCATCGTTGCCGCCCGACCAGGGTGCTTTTCGATCAGGACCGCATCGACTCCCGCGATCTCTGCCGCAGCGCCGGTGCTTCCGGAGCCGGCGAACGGATCCAGAACGACGCCACCCGGCGGGCAGGAATATCGGATCAGCGGCAACAGCAGCCCGATCGGCTTTTGCGTCGGATGCACCGCGCGGCCATGCTCGTTCCGGACCTCGAGCACGCTGCGCATCAGGCGAGGGCCGCCGTCCTCGCTGGTGTATGTCGATGCGTCAGAATTGCACCCGATGTCGCGGGTGTGCGTCGGTTTTGTTTTGCGCCGCACTGTTCGCTTGCGGGCGTCGTCTGTCGTCTGCGCCTCGTGGTACACGTCAGACCATCGCCCCCGGTAGAACATCACGGCGTGCTCGTGCACGCGCCGGAAACGGTCATTGTGGAACCCGGTCCCATTTTGCTTGGCCCAAACCACGTCTTGGCTGTAAGCGAACCCAGCATCGGCCATCTCGGCGAACAGCGGGGCAAGGAATCTCATGCTGCCGAACACCCACACGGCACCCGCAGGCTTCAGCGCGCGCGCGACATGGGGAATCCAGCCGGCGCATACGTGGTCCCAGTCCAGCGAGGTGTCGCCGTAGGGCGGGTCTGCTATGCAGCAATCGGCGAAGCCCGCGGGCAAGGTCGGCAGCACTTCGCGGCAGTCGCCGACATGGATCACCTGCCGGGTCACTTCCGATCCTCGTCGGGGAACTGCTTCGCGAGGATCAGGCCGTCGGCCGAGAGCTTGAACGTCTCGCCATCTACCCACCAGAGTTTTGCCCATCTGTTGCGGACGCTGTTGTCAAAATGCGCCAGCCAGTCCTTTTTCGTTGTTCGCGAGCGCGGCCCGCCCTGCCCGAACTGATGCTTGAACCAGCACCATGCGAGGTAGACGAAATAATCGTCCATGCCGACAGAATCGGCCCACGCAAAGACCGGATGATTTTTGGGGATCAGATTGCTCGGGTCCGGCTGCGCTTCTATCCACTTCGCGAACGTGCGCAGCGGCTGAACCTCTCGCCCCCGCTTCGTCGCCGCGTAGCGCGCCTTCATGGCCCGGATCAGCGTGTCGCCGCGGTCCTGCGCCCATGCTGTGCCGATGTCCGGATTCTGGTCCAGAAAGGCCTCGAACTTCGCCAGCGCTGCCGCCGCGTCCGGCCCTGGTAATTGCAGCTCCCCATCCATCAGAATTTCGCCAGCAGTTCGCGATAGTCCGCTGCCTGCGCTTCTAGTTCGGCTTTTCGGGCGGCGTAGGCGGCGGCGTCGGCGGCGGCGTAGGCGGCGTAGGCGGCGTCGGCGGCGGCGTAGGCGGCGTCGGCGGCGGCGTAGGCGGCGTAGGCGTAGGCGGCGTAGGCGGCGTAGGCGGCGTAGGCGGCGGCGTAGGCGGCGTAGGCGGCGGCGGCGTCGGCGGCGTAGGCGGCGGCGGCGTCGGCGGCGTAGGCGGCGGCGGCTCGCTTGCTTTGCAAAACTTCCAAGGTGATCTCGCCGCGCCCATACGCCCGGGCCGCTTCGATGCTCTCGCGCGGACGGATGTCGCCCGGGCGGCGCTTCTCGAAGATAGGCAGCACACGTTCTGCGGCGCGGCAGGCCATCTCGCGAGCCATGTCCTTGCCGGTCGGTTCGACGGTAGCGCGCAGCGCCCAGATTGCATCATTGATGCCGTTGGATTCGAGGATGTGAAGCAGGGTGATCGGAGCGTCGCAAGCTTGATCGGACGGCAAGCTGGCACGCAAGGTCCCGTACCCAGAAGCGCACGCGCTATTGCGGCGGAGCAGAGTCAGTGTCGTGTGAAGCATGATGTTCCCCTCGTTTTGTTGTGGTGTACTTGTTGAAACGCGGATCAGCGACGGGACCGGCCAAACTTCTTGCGCAGCTCGCCGATCAGCAGCCGCGCCATCTCGTCGGAGATGTGGCGGACGATGTAATCCTCCGGGCCGTCCCGCAGCGCGCACTCGCTGATCGCGTAGCCCACAGCCTCGCCGGCCAGCTGAACCCGAAAATGCACCATGTAGTCGGGTCTGAACGGGTCCGTGATGATGTGCGTGCGCATGGTGTGCATCATTACGTCGCCGTCTTTGACCCTGGCGCGAAAAAAATCTTGCCGGTGTTTGTCTCTGAACTCCCACAATGCGGGTTCCAGCCCGATGAAATCCGTACCCAGCACCGTGGCTACAAACTTTAACCGTGTGGCTTGCGCGTTCAGCTTTTCCGTTTGACTTCGCAACAGCGCGCGGTCCATCGCCATGCCTGTCTGCAGCTCTGCCGTTCTCTGCTCCAGCTTCGCGATCTCGGCACGCGCGCGGCGCTTCTGGTTCCTCCCGTAGCGGCGGCTCATGGACCACCCCCGGACTCGCTGGGCGCCGGCAGCATCTTTTGCGCCTCTATGTGCTCGATCATCGTCACGCCCGACGGCAGCATCAGGTGTGCAAGGAACGCCGCGTCGAAGGACAGCATGCCGATCTCTATGGCGGTGACTTGTCCTTTCACCCAGTCGCGCAGGATCGAGTAGACGGCGACGCCGCCAATCTTCAGCGCTTTCGCCTCGTGGTCGGCGCGGGTGCCTCGCGTGCGCGGGCCGTATGGATGTTCTCGCAGCCATGCTGCGGCGTAACCCTTAGCGCTGGCCTTCAGGTGGACCATCCGGCCGCGATGCTCGAACTGGACGAACAGATCGCCCGTCTCGAAGTCCTCACCGGTGCCGAATTTCTGGCAACCGAATCCTCGCAGCATCTTCTGGATTTCCTGAATCGCGTTGTTGCCGCTAGTAGCGTTTTCGTAGGGGAGCGCCATCAGAATGTGCTCCACAGCGCGAGGGCCGTCAGCACCACCACCAGCGCGATCCAGAGCGGGCGGTAGTCGCGGTCGGTGCAGCGGCATTGGTAGGTATGCCTGTGCGGAAATGTGAGCTTTGTCGCGATGCCGGTCGAATCGACGCGGTAGATGCCGTCAGTCGTGGCCGCCAGCAGTGTGTCCACGCCGTCGATCTGGCCGTGAATCATGCGGATCACTTCGACGCCGGGCGGCAGTTTGACCTCGCGCATCGCCCGGTCGGCGTGCTGGGTGTATTCGCTGCGGGTCATGGCGTCGCTCCGGTGGCTTTCGCAATCGCGGAGCGGGCGGACAGGAATGCCACGGCGACGCCGCTGCTCGGCAAGGTGTCGTAGATGTAGTCGTTGTCGTGTTCCGGCTTGATGCCGTACAGGTTCGACAGCGTCGCAACGAACGCGATATTGGATTCCAGCAGGTCCGGCGCGGCTGCGATCAGGCGGGCGTTGGCTTCGGCCTCCTCCCTCGACTGCGGGCCAATGGTGGCCTCGGTACCATCCAAGTCAATCGGCTTCATGCCCTTGTAGCAGGTCACCGCAACATCGTGCCCGGTCCCGGCGCATACGTCCCCCGGATATGAGGGATCGACGTTCCACGGCCCCGGTGTGTGTTTCGTCTCGCTCATCGTCTCGCCCTCGTGGTGTGTGTTCTCAGTCAAACGCGGAATGCTCGCCGGATAGGACACGCGGCACTGGCTGGAAGGTGTGCAGTTTGGCTTTGGCATTTCTGCGAGCCGTCACGGCCTTATCTAGATCGACAAAATACCCGAGGCTCACTGCCTTACAGTTAATCCAAATCCTGGCCACCCAACGCCTAGATGCTTTGTGCCAATAAACTCCCTGATGTCCGGAGGAATTAGATTTCCTCATTGCTCTATTTTGCTGATTTTCCGCGTTCGTTGCCTCACGCAAATTCGCGATTCTATTGTCGACTTGAATACCGTTCCTGTGGTCGATTTGCTCAACCGGCCAGCGCCCATGAACGAACAGCCATGCGAGGCGGTGAGCAAGGTAGTTTTTCCCGCCAATGTAAATCACCACGTAGCCTTTGCAGCTGATGGTTCCTGCGCGGTCGCCTTTCTTGAATCTGGCAAAGTCGTACGCCCATCGGAAAATCCCAGTATCGGGGTCGTAGTTAAGTCGTCTCAGCAAGTCATCTCGGGAGTGAATTTTCATCGGTTTTCCCGGTTCCAGTCAGGGAGCGGCCATCAAAACTCGCCGTCGGCCACTTGGAAACACGGGATTCCGGCGGCGCGCCACATTGCGACCACGCGGGCGCGATCCTCGAACACCGCGACGATGCGGCTGCGGTCGTCCCAGTGCATCTCGTCCAGCCACCGTTTCTTGAGCTTGTCGTCGGGCGTGTGGTCGGCAGCCTCGCGCATGCGGATCACTGACGGGACATCGTGGGTCATCAGGCTGGTGTTGTTCGCCAGCCACTCGACGGTGATCGCCGCGACTTCATCGCTGCGGCCGGTCCAGATCATCACGTCGTTCCCGGTCAGGAGCAGCAGGTTGAACAGCGCGATCACCGCGCCGACCGGGCTATCGCCACCGCACGCGGCGTAGAACCGGCGCCAGCGCGTCGAATCCTCCGCGTCGGCCAGCAGGTGCTTGCGGTGATCGGCGTTGGACAGCGTGCCGTCGAGGTCAAAAATGTAAAGCGGTCGGGTCATGGTGTTCTCCGGGTGGGTACTGGTTGAACGGGGCGGCGCGTGCGTGACGACACCGCCCACCGTTTTCGCTTATTTTTCCGCGAAGTTGATGCAGTCCAGCGGCACCGGACGCTTGGCCTGCTGCGTCACCATCAGCTGCGTGCGCACCGTGCGCAGAATCTCGCGCGCCTGCGATGCCACGGAATCCGCGTGGCCGGGCTGGATTTTGTTGGCGCGCAGATCCTTCAGCGTTTCCCACAGGGCGGCCTTCAGATTGCCCGCATTGAGTTCGTCTTGAGCTTGCATAATTCTCTCCGTCTGTTGATAGATGCCCGGGTGTAGTAGCCCCTGGCTTTGCGACGCTCGTAGCTGGATTGCTGCGAACGAATCTCTTTTTCCAAGTCCAGCAGCAGCCGCCATGTTTCGGCGAACTCGCCATACTCGGCCTTGCGTAACTCTTCGTCGTACTGCTTTTTCTTGGCCCGGTACTCGGGTGTGCGCAGGTATTCGAGGTGCTTTTCGTATTCGCCATCGCGTCTGCGCAACTCGGCTTGCTTCGCGAGGTTGGCGTCGTGGTTCGCGTAATAGGCTGCACGCTTCTCCACCCTCAATCGGTCGCCCAGAGCCTCCCGCCGCTTCCGGTCATATTCGACCTTTGCCGCTTTCTTGTCTGCGGCGGAGCGGTTGACCCGCCTCGCCAGCCCTGAGCATGTCCGGCTGCAATAGATCGGCACGCCCAGCTTGTCGGCACGGTTCGCTGCGCCGGTCTTCGGCTGAAATGACTGTTTGCAATGAGGACAATTTCGGCTCATGTGTTGTAAGACGTAGACCAGAAGGAAAAGCGGCCAAGATTGATTGCTTTACTGGGATTCGCTTTGGTGAGGCAGCAGGAAGCATCCCAAGGCTAGCCTGAGAAACTGTCCTGCTGGGGCTTCGCTTCGGAGCCGTCATGCAGACCATCGCCTTGTTCGGGTCGCGCCCTGCGATGACTACGGGGCGCCGCTCTGTTTCAGACCCTATCCCATGGTGGAGCGCTATCCGCGCGCACGGCCACTGTTACCCGACCCGTGCGGTGGGCGAGACTGAAGCGATGGGGGGGGTGGGGTGTTGCAGACGGGGGATGGTTGTGTACCATAGGCCCCGTACCACCGCTTGACTCTCACAAAGCAAGCATCGCACCTCCCCCGGTGCCACCGCAAGCCTCCCCTGTGCTTGCACCCGTCAGAGCTGCCCTCCAGCTCCGACGAGACCCCCGGCCTAAAAACCGGGGGTTTTTTGTGTCCGGAATCCGTGGCAGACTGCGTTATCTGGAACAACCAGAGCTTGGGGGAGGGCCCCATGGAACAGATCAGCATCCAAGATGCGTTGCAGCACGCCGGCCGCGCCGACGTTGCCACCCGGTACTACAAAGGCCGCCACGCGCGTTCTGCTGTGAAGCAGGAGCAGCGCCAGAAGGTCGCCGACTTCATCCTCGCGCATCTCAACCCATCGCCGGAGCAGTACGTCTATTGCCTGTCGATGCCGGGGGAGGGCTGGGCATTCGAGAACATCTTGATGGCCGCGCATCCCCGGTGCCAGTTCGTCGGCATTGAGCGCAGCGCTACCGTATTTGCGAACTCGCGGCGAGCGATTCCGCGCGGGCGACTGGATCGGGCCAGTGATTTTACGGGGCTTGAAGATCGCGAGATTACCTATGGGCGCGCGCGCATCTCGTATTCCCGCGTGACAGCGAACCGCCGGACCAAGATCACGAAGGGCGGCAAGGTCAAGCACGAAGGCCGATTGCTCAGCCGGAGCAACCGCCTGCTGCTGTGCGACATGTCCGCGTACCTGACCATGCTGGTGACCGACTACGGCGCCACCATGGACGAAAAGAAGCAATTCCACGACAAGTTCTGCAAGCGCAATGCCGCGTGGCTGGACTTCTGCGGCCCGCTGTGCGCCTCGACTGAAGAGGCCATCTCCAGCATGCACTTCGCGCTGTCGACGAGCCAGCGCGTCGTCCCGGTGGCGATCACCCTGATGAACTGTCGGGACGCCTATCGCAGCGCGGAGCAGCGTGTGGCGCGCATCGCGAAGATCCAGCCCAGGTTCCGCCCGGTCGAACACTGGACCTACGTCGGCGGCGGTGGCGTTTCGATGCTGACCGTGTGCGGCGTCTTCGAGAACTGGCCGGCGCATACCGAATGATTTTCGGATGTTGGCCGGTTTCCCCGCCGGCCTGCGTTTCATCCAGTACAGACACCACAGGGCAAGGGCAACCATGAACAGCCAGACCACCCCCCAGGCGCAAGCCACCGATGACGATTGCTGTCCTCCGGGCGAGTGCGACATGCGCGTGACCGACGACTCATTCGACCACCAGTTCGGCACCCATCGCGTGCCGCTGTACCTCCAGTGCAACGAATGTCTGCGCACCGAGTCGATGCCGGAGCGTGAGCTGTGAGTCGCGCAGACAAGGTGCTGGCCCAAGTCGCGGCCGGGATGCAGGACTCCGGCGTGATCCGCGAGGCGATCGTCAACGCGATCCAAACAGCGTTCCGCGAGGGCGACGAATCCAGCTTCATCGCCGACATCGCGCACCACGTCGCCGAGGCCAGCATGGGCGCCACGCAGGCACATCGCGATTCACACGCGCACCGCCTGTTGAACGCAATGGAGCGCTACGCCCGCGCTGCGCTCACTGATGCGGCAGAGAGTGACATTCCGCTGGACGATGAAGAATCTGACGAATAGCTGGCCGGTTTTCCAGCGGCCTGCGTTTTATCAAGTACGCCCACCACAAAACGACGAGAAACTCATGAATATCGAAACACTCAACGCCCTCGGTCTAGATGCGAAGCAGATCGAAAACATGATCGTGGAACGCGCGGTCGAAGCCCTTCTGAGCGAGAACGGCATTGACGAATGGGGCGACGAATCCGAGCGTCCGAGCGACCTGAGCAGCCGCGTGTCCAAGATGGTCAAAGAACGCATCGACGCCAAGGTCAACGAGCTGGCCGATAAGCATCTGATGCCGAAGATAGACGCGCACATCGACAACCTGATCCTGCAGGAAACCACGACGTGGGGCGAGAAGCGCGGCAAGCCGATGACCGTAATCGAGTATTTGGTTGCGCGGGCCGATGCCTACATGACCGAGCCGGTCGACTACAACGGACAACCCAAAGGCGGCGACAGCTACAACTGGAAACAGCATTCGACGCGCATCGTGCATGCGGTCAATAAGCATCTGCAGTATGAGATCGACAGTGCAATGAAAGAAGCATTGAAAACCGCCAACACCACTATGGCCAGAGGCTTACACGAAGCTTGCCGCGTGGCGATCAATGACGTCGCCGCCAAGTTCGCCATCATCACGAAGGCCGGATAACCAAACATCCCGTGCAGAGATGCGCCCGGCCGACTGCGGCGGCATCCACCCCAGCAACCATCACGCCATGACCGCAGCATGGCGAGGACTTTCAAGAGATCGGATTCGGCGGCGTGGAGGCATAGCTGATGAAGCGCCGAGTTGGTCCCGCAGAATCGCGCTGCGATCTGGCGAGCAGGCCAAAACCTGCACCGAGTCCGATCTCTTGAGGGTGTGGCGGAGTGGAGGTCCGCGAAGCGTTTTGTGTGAGGGGTTCCTAGGCCCGTGTAGCGAAACGTGATGATGTAGCTCAGACGGTAGAGCAGGGGCCAAAACCCCGTGTCGCTGGTTCGATTCCAGCCTTCAAAGCCGGCAATTTCCAGCCGGCCACTCTCTTCAACCACCAACGGAGACACGCATGACCACGAACACAGAGACCGGCATGACGCTGCCGGCGACGGAATCCGAGCGCTACGCCAGCGAGCAGACGCCGCCGACCGACGAAGAAACCCGCGAGGCGGGCAAGTTCAAGTACGGCTGAGTGCAGGTGGCCGACCAAGGCCTGCATCCGAGCCGGGGCGGGCTCCCCGGCACGATCACAGAGACGAAGATGACCATTTACGACGAACTCGCTGCCCCCTTTCCGCCCGAAGCTATCAGCTGGCGCGTGGGCAGCACCAACGCCGACAAGACGAAGGGCATGGCCCTGGCCTACATCGACGCGCGTGACGCCCAGGATCGCCTCAACGCGGTCTGCGGGCCGTTCGGCTGGCAGTGCCGGCACGAGGTCAGCGGCGACAAGCGCGTGACCTGCCACGTCGGCGTGCGCGATCCTGCGACCGGCGAGTGGGTATGGAAGTCCGACGGCGCGGGCGAGACCGATTACGAGGGCGAGAAGGGCAGCTATTCCGACTCGTTCAAGCGTGCGGCTGTGAAGTGGGGCGTGGGTCGTTACCTGTACGATCTGGATTCGCCATGGGTCGCCGTGGAGCAGCGCGGCAAGACCTTCGTGCTGCCGGAAGGATCTCAGCGCACCCTCCGCGACAAGCTGGTCAAATGGCAGGCGCAGCACGCCAGCGGCAACCTGCCGAACCGAGCCGAGATCAAGTCGCCGACAGCGGACTCGTGGGACGTGCTTGATGAGGATACCAAGGCAGCGATGCTCAAGATGGCGGCGGAAGTGAAGGCGCGGATCAAGTTCGATCCGGCAGACGCCATGGAATACATCGAGGGGCAGAATCTCAGCACCGATGAAAAAGCCGCGCTATGGACTCGCTTCGAGAGCGCCGAGCGCACCGCATTGACCAAAGCCGCAAGGGCGAGGAACCCGCAGAAATGAATTCCATCAACATCATCGGGCGCGTCGGCAAGGACGCAGCCACCAAGACCGTCGGCAATAACCGACTCGCCACGTCGTGGTCCGTCGCCGTGAACGTCGGCCGGGGCGACAACAAGGAAACGCTGTGGTTCGACTGCACCATGTGGGGCGAGCGCGGCGAGAAGGTCGGCGCACACATCGCCAAGGGCGACCAGATCGGCGTAACCGGCTCCCTGTCCACGCGCGAGTACGACGGCAAGACCTACCTGAAGATCGACGTGCAGGACGTGACCCTCATCGGCGGGAAGCGCGACGACAAGCTCGCCCGCAGCGAGGGGCGCAGCCCCGGCGGTCGTTCCAGCAACCCGCAATACCAGAACACGCCGTCCTCGGATGACTTCGAGGACGGACCGCCGTTCTGACCACCCGCGGCCCAGCCGCCCGTACTCGCCGGCAGCGAGGCATGACGAGGAACCTATGCCCACGAAACCCCGCACCAAGAAGCCCGCCGCCAAGCCGAAGCGCTACGTCCGCGTAGCCGTGAAAGCTGGCAAGGCGACTCTGCAAGAAAGCGATCAGCCCGACCGTGGATTCAAGCCGCCGCGCCAGCCAAAGCCCACCGCCGAAGAGATCGGCCGCAGCATCGGCGACGCACTGGGACGCCGGCTGGAAGACCTGCTCGCCAAGCCGGATCTGGCGAACCGCACCATGCTTCACTTTTCCGAAGAGCGTGGCGGTCTGGACAGGCTGATCGAAGATGCGGAAGCCGCATATTCCAAGGCCTATGTTCCATTCAATGCCGGGGACAAGATCGCGTACCAAAACCACAGTCGGGAACTGACGGCGAAAATCAGCCCCGTCGATGAAGCCCTGCAGCGACTGCGCGGCGAGATCGCGGCGGCGGAAGTCACCACCGACATCGAGATGGAAAAGCTGGACCCCTTGCTGGCGCCGGTGACGCCCGAGGCCGGTGGTGCCGGTTCCGCGCAGCAAGCCCCCGGCTTCGGCCAACTCGCCGGTATCCTCAACACCTTCGCCGAACGCATCGCGCAGGACAACCGTCGCCGCAACGAACTGCTCGACCGACTGGAACTCTGACCATGCAGAAATGGAAAAGCATCAATATCCTGCGCGTTCAAAACGGCTGGCAGGTTCATTGCATGGAAGCCATCCCTGGCAAGGCTGAACTTCCCACCGTTTATGTCGCAGACACCCCAGAAAAGCTGGCAGAAACCATCCGAACCATTGCCAACGAAGAAAAAGGAATCGAGCCATGACGAAGACCGACCCCAACGAAGCGCCGCTGGATGGTACGCGCGGCAAGAAGAAAACCCCGAGCGCGCGCCAGATCCTCGACGCGCAAATGTTCGCTGTTATCAACCACGAAGCGAAATACCTGAATTACAACCCACGCCCGGAAAAGCACGGCGAGGAAGACGTACCGGCCGCTGACCTGAAGTTCGAGCTGATCGGCCCGCACAGCATGATCGAATGCTTCGGCGAAGGCCTGCGCGAGTTCCTGTTCCGCGAACCCGGTGTCGGCGAAGACGCGCAGACGACTCTCGACCTCGGCGGCGACAAGCGTACGAAGGTTCGCTACCGCGAATGCCCGACCGTTCCGTGGGATGCCGAGTTCCCCGGCTACACCGTCATCGTTTCGACGGGGCTGGATACGGGCGAATCGCTGACCTTCAAAGGCGCCAAGCTGAAGTCGTTCAAGTTCCAGGCAATGGACGGCGGAGCGGTCAAGGTCACGTTGTCTGCAGCCGTGTACCCCGATGAGGCGCAATCCGGCAAGCTGTTCGTGTGGCAGAAGAAGACTCTGGTGCTGACGCTGCAACGGCCCAAGGCTGCCAGCGAGCTGAATAAGTTGAACTGATGCAAGACTGATACAAAAACACGCAACCTGAAAAGCCCGGACTAGTGCCGGGCTTTTTTTTGTGGCCTTAGTCATAACCGGAAGTGAAACGCCTGATCAAATTCTGGTTAGCGTAAAGTCGAATGCGGCATCCGTTGATGCAAAAACCGTGTTTACGGTGGACACGTCAAAAAAATTCAAACCTTTCGTCACGGTAAAAACAAAAGTCGGTGCCCCGCTGTTGGTGCCTGCCGACACCGCGTAATCGTGCACAGACGCAACGGCAAGGTTGTGCGTCACGCGATACGCACCAGCCGAGAGCCTTGAGCACGTCCAGCCGACAGGAAGCCTCCCAGCTGCGCCAGCAGAGCTGACATTCCCAGCTAGCGGCAAACGAGCAGTTTGCGAAAGTGTAGAGGGCGCCTCTAACGCATCCATGAATACGCACTGGTCATGCGTCAAAATTAGGTCGGCATCGCCTGAGATGTATGGGCGACCAGCGTTTGGCGTATAGCCGTTGTAGCTGGCGAACGCGCAACCGATCAGCACAAGTCGAATCTTGCCAGTCGTCTTGATGCAGTTGGTGACAAACCGGGCTGCAATATTTCGGTTGAAAGTGACGCCCACCAAAAGCACCGTCACATAACTGGAGTCGGTATTCGTGAGGAATAGGTCGGCACCGCCTCCGTTACTCTCAAAGTACCCGCCGATAAATGTCGCCCCAACGCGGCCCTCTGCGCCGTTGAAGATCAGCTCAGCGCCGCCCTCTGAAGGCTGTCCTTGTCGCCCGTTGTTCTCGAAGTTGCAATTGTTGAAAACTAGCCCCGTCTGGAATGCTTCGGAGTGCAGCCCCAGCACGACGTTGCTCTGGAACTTGCAGGAGTCAAACTGGTTTGCGTTGGTTCCAGCAAAACCAGACCCCTTTTTCAAGTGGGCACCGTAGATGGCGTTGTTTCGACATTGCACATTTTCAAAGCGGCTCGACAGCACAGACTCCAGCAACAGGCCCGTGTTCATGCCTTGGAGCGTCATATTTTGCAGCTGCGTGTAAGCCTTGTTGAATACGTGCATGCCGTTCGAGCCAGCTACGCCAGCCACAATTGAGAAATCACCGTGTGACTCATAACCATGAGCATCTACAGCCGTGCCGCCAGTTAGCTTTACGGCGTACTGGCCAACACTCATTGACTTGATCACAGAGTTTCCAGCGCCACTGCCCCTAAGCACTACCGAGCGTTGATCTGTATCAGGCTCGCCCGCGATAGGAGAATCAATCTCAATGCCAGGGAGTCCTACACGGCCAATGTTGTACAGCCCAGCCGGCACGCCAAGGCTTCCGCCTTCCACAGTGACAGCTGTGATAGCGGCTGCGAACGATGGCGTGTCGTCTACAGCTCCCTGACCTGTTGCCCCATACTTTGTGACAGTTGGATTCTCCCGCTCAATCTTGCCGACTTTATAGCCAAGCGTCGCCGGCTGCGATTCGAGGGCTTCGATCCGCTTGGCCTGAGCGACATCGACAAGTCTCAACGCAGCTACCGCATCCTCAAGCGGACCCGTGTCGAGGATGTCGTCGCTCAGACTGTTGCGCCGAGGGATGCGGAAGCGTGGCATCAGTCTGACCCGGCCTTTCGCGCCGCTTCTGCGTTTTCCTTGCGCACCGCTGCGCGGCAGGAGCGATCCGAGCCGTCCTTCACAATCTCGTTACGGTACAGGCCGATCACCGCACGGAACGCAGCCTCCAGCCCAGGGTGCTCGTCAGGGATTGGCGGGATGGGCTCCGGCGGCGTCTGGTCGCACACCGACTCCGAGCGCGGCGTTCGCGTCGTCGCGGGCCTGCCGAAGCTCGAACAGGATGGCAGGGTCAACAGCGCGGCAAGCGCCAGGCACAACAACGGTGCGGATGCGTTCGGAGCTTTCATTGGTGGCGCCTCTGTTCTCGTTCATGGCGGCAGCGGTTGCGGTAGCCGCGGCGGTGGCGATGGCTTCGATGTTCGCGTCGCGGGTGTCTTCGGCGGCTTCCACCTTGACGACGGCCCGGCCCTTGTCGGCTTCGCACTTGTCGGCAGCGACCGACCGGCCGTACATGAAGCTGCCGCCACATGCACCGCCGAACGCAAGCACGCCAGCGAGGATCAGGTAGGGGTTCATCATGGCTGCGGCTGCCGGATTTTCGTCGCGACCGCGACCGCGAAGCCCGAGCCCATGCCCAGCACCATGACGGCGATCAGCACCCAATCCGGGACCAGCGCTTGCGCGCGTGCCGGCGCAAAGGTGTAGAACCCGAACGCGCCGATGCATCCGGCAGCGACCCAGCCGCACCACGTCGACCACTTCCGCCAACTCGGCAGCGGGTCGGCGGTCAGGGTCAGGCCCAGCACCTTCTTGGGCGGTTGGATCACGATCTCTTCTTCTTCACTCATGGCTTCACCTGCTCTTGTTGGCCCGGACGCGGCTTCATCGGTTCGATCTTGCCGGTCCAGATGTAACCTCGGATTGTCGTGTGCTCTTGGGCTGACCAGTTGTCCGTCGCTTCCCGGCTCAGTCGCTCGGTCTGCAGGTCTGCGCGCTGGTCATCGATCCGGCCGGCGAGCATGGTCACTGCGACGAGGCACACCGCCGTCGCACCGATGCTCACGACAACCAGCATCGCCAGCAGCCAGATTGTTCGCTCGCCAGAAGCGGGCGGGGGCACAAGAACCTGCTGCACTGTTCCAGCTTGTGGGCGCGCAGCATGGGAGATCAGCACTTCCATCATGCCCGTCAGCGTGCCGACGGCCTTGATCAGCTTCTGGAAGTCTTCGCCGGTAGCCGGTTCGGTGTTCATTCCGGCACCGCCGCGTCGGGGTACATGCGGCGGAAGATCGGTTCGATCATGTGCGCCAGCCGCTGCATCTCCTTGGTCATCGCAGCCACGTCTCCCTTGGTCGCGTAGCCCTGCCCGACGTGCTCGCGGACCTCGTACCACTGCACCTGCAGCTTTTGCTCCACGGCGGTGACGCGAGCATCCAGCGCGCGGCGCTCTGCCTGCCCCTGGTCGCCGCGCGTCATCCACCGGCTCAGGAACTGGCCAAGCAAGACGCCGGCCACCGCAATGATCAGGCCTCCCAAAATCGTTCCGCTGCTCATATCCATAATCGTCTCGCTCATGGTTGTTCGTCCGTACTGCGATTTGCGGTGCCAAAGCCGAACGCTCCGGCAACCCCGTTTTCTTCCTCTGCTGCTTTCTCTTCGTCGCTCTTGCGGTACTGGCGATTGTGACCGAGGAATGCCGCGAGATTGATCGCCATGCCCCGAGGCACGCCCTGATTTTCTAACGTGTCTACCAGATCGCCAAGCGACATCGGGACGGTCAGATCGGCAGGGACATCGGCCCATGTGTATTCTTCGTCGATCATGTTCTTGCCGAGCATTAAGTTCACGGCGGCACCAACTGCCGGCGACAGTTTCGTCCGAAGGAATCGACCGCTCTCACCGAGCGTAGTCTTGCCTCCATTCACTTTCCCGAGATCCCAGCCTTGGCCAAGACCTGGCGCGTAATCGGTTAGCCTGTAGTTGTCGCGCAACGGCTTGATCTCGCCGGATGCCGTTACCTTTTCTTCGCCCGTGACAAGACGTGTGAAGAATACGGTCGCCTGAGACAATCCCGAAAGCGGGTTGACATAGATGTAATCGCCAAACCGAACCGCGCCGAAATTTACGGATCGCGGGTCATATTCCACGAATCGCTTGTTGTCGATCGCCTGATCATCATCTGACTTGTCGTCTTCCCAATCATCAGGATCACGAATCAGAGCATAGAACGCATAGAACGCTGCTGCTCCAAGCATGTAGCGGGCGTATTCCTTGCGGATCGCCCGGCGCGCGCGAGGGCCGCCTCCAAACACGGTGTTTGTCAGCGGGAGCCCGGCCAATACTTGGAACCGGCTCGCCGTGAACCGCGCCGCGAACAGGATGAAGTTGAAGAACCCGGCAGCATCCTCGAAGCGCCCAAGAGAGCCGCGTCCGGTCATGATGTTGATGGACTTGGCCAGCGCCTTCGAGTCGGCTTCGTTGAACTGGCCGTCTAGCGACATGCTCTGCTCCATCTTGTCGAACGTCTCGGCGCGGATCAGGTTCAGGAATGTCGTGTAGCTACGGCTCGAAGCGCGCAACAGACCGCCGCCGTAGCGTGTGGGTATCTTGCGAATCCATCGGCCGGCGAACGCTTCCTCAGCCTTCTCCAGTTGCGCATCTGTGCCCGGGAGGTAAAGGCCGAGTTTCTTGTAACGCGCGTAATTCGGAGACGACTGAATCGCCATGATCGCGTCATATTCCAGCTCGTCAGACCACGCGGCCTTGATCGTCGCCTTCAGGTGCTTGAGCAGATAAGGCCGATTGACCACCATCATTCCGCCCTGCATGAGGGTCGCGCTCAGGTCGAGAGACGTTTTGATCGCGCGCAGCAGCGAGAACGTCTCGCCGATATATCCAGTGAACTTGGCCAGTGGCGCGCGTTCGGCGAACTCCTTTTCGAGCGCGTAGAACGCGAACTCGGATTTGACCTTTTGCAGTTGGAACTCCAGTCGCGTGTTCTTTTCGTCCAGCGCGCGCACGGTCTTTTCAGTCTTGGCGAAGTCGCCGGCTGCGATGCGCTCCTCCAGTTCGGCAATGCGGCGCTGGAAGTCGCGCGCGCGGGTATCTTGGTAGCGGGTCTCCGGGTCCGGCTTCTGCGCGTCGCGGAGCTGCTGGCGAAGGCTCTTGAGTTCGGCCTGCGCCTCGGTCAGCGTGCGCGCCTGCGATTCCGACTGCACGAACAGGGTCCGCACGTCGGCGTCGTCCATGTCCAGCGCCTGCGCGGTCGCAGAGATGATGGCGTCATCGCCGCGCATGCCCTCCGCCACCACGGCGCGCACAACGCGCTTCACGTCACGCGGGCGGCGCTGGTCGCCGATGGCCTCCACGGCTTCCGCTACGGTTTCCGGTCCCTTCGCCACGCGGTCCGCCTGCGCCTTCGATGCCTTGAAAGCGTCCGACAGCATGGAACGGTATCGGTCGGCAGCCGAGCCGAGATCGACCTCCATGCGCTTCGTCCACTCGGATTCCGTGCGTGCGCCGTCGGCGTAGTGGAATGCGCCTATGCGCGCGAGGTGGAAGAACGCGACCGGATCGGCGCCAGCGGGGGCGGCGTCCTCGCCTTCCGGGATGCTGCGCTGCGCCCCTACTGCGGGCGGGTCACTCGCACGGCGACCACCTTCCCTTGCGGGAGATTCGACGATCCGTCGAGACGGCCCATTCGTTCCTCGATCTTCTCGGATGCCGGCGGCGAGTCGTTCGTCTTTTTGTCGGCCTGCGGCGCGGTCTGCGGTTCCATAGTCGGCTCCAGTGCCGTAGGAGATACCAATCCCCTGATAGGTGTAGTAACGCACGCGGCCGTCGGCATCGGCCAGATCGATCTCGACCTGCAGGCCGTCGAGTGATTTCTGCAGCGCGATCATCATGCGATCGGCATCGGCCTGCGTCTTGAACCGGCCCGCGAATTCGTCGCCGGCACCGCTCAGCCGGTAGAACCGGGCGTCGGTACTCTCTGCGCCGGCCAATTCGTTCGCGAGCGCGCGCAGCACAGCATCGCCGGCATCGTGACCGAGCTGGTCGTTGACCTTCTTGAGGCCGTCCATGTCCATAGCGGCGACGCCTTTCCAGCCCAGATCGGCGTCTTCGTCGAACGCGCGCTGATTCCGGATGCCGGTCTTGTAGTCGGTGCGCAGCTCGGTTTCCAGCTTGCGGATGCGTTCAGCATCGGCGGACCCGACAGGCTTGCGCGCCTGCGCCACCATCCGATCAAGACCCTTGCGCGCGAACGCAGCGAAGTCGGCAGGCTTCAGCGTGGGGCGGTCAACGCCGATCTTCTCCAGCGCGCGGAAGACTGCCGAAGTCGCAGCCCAGCGCCGGAACGCCGAGAACAGGCTGCGAACGAACTCTGTGACTTTGGGGGCCGGCGTGGCCGCGTTGGTTGCTTCCTCCACCATGTACGCAATGCGCTCGTCGTCGAGGCGCTGGCCAGTCTCGCCGGACTTGGCGGCGCGCCGCTTCGCCTTCAGCGCCAGCTGGTCGCCAGCGGCCTCCAGCGCGTCCAGATCGCGCAGCGCGCGCTCGTACCCCTGCTCACCCAGCACGTCCAACATGTTCGCGTGCGTGACCTCGTGCAGCAGCACGCCAAGCGCGTTTTCCGGCGCCACGTTGCCGATGCCGATTCGGGTTCCGTCCCACGTCCCGCCGCTGCGGTCGTCTAGCACCAGCACGCCGGCACGCTCAAGCCGCGCCACGACGCCACGGCCAAGCCGGTCGGCCAGTGCGGCGCGCGCCTGTCCGGGCTTGCCGGTGTCGGCAGCGACGGACTGCTGGCTGCCGCGAGTCGACGACATCGCCGACAGGGCAGCCTTCGATTCCATCGCGGCCGCCCGACGTTCCGCCAGCGTGGCGTTCTTGCCCGGGGCCTGCTTCATCAGGCGGGCCAACATCTCGGCGATGCGCAGCGATGCCAGCTCAGCCTCGGCCGCGTCCTTCTGGCGCTGCACCTTGGCGTACTCGGCCGCCATCTGCTTCATGTCCGCCTGCTCGCCGGGCTTCAGGTCTCGGTTCACGACCATGCGCAGCTTCCGCTCCAGCGCCGGCATGCTGTAGTCCTCGGCGATCATCCGCTTGCGCAGCTGCAGCAGCCGGCCGGACTCGGTGCCGATGCGGCTCGCGGCCTGATCCACTTCGTCGATCTGCTGCACCGCGTCGTCGTACTCGCGGCGTGCGATCGCGCGGGCTTCCTCGGACACGTTCGGCGACTGCGCGCGCTCGGCGGCGGCGTCACGGCGCTTGCGCAGGTCGACCTTGTGCACCAGCAGCACCGCCTCGTCCTTCAGCTCCACCGGGCCACCTTCGGCCAAGCGCGCCGCGGTCTCGCGTCCAAGGCTCGGTGTCTCGCGGATCGCGCGCACCGCTTCGTCGACGGTCTCCCGGTTGCCCTTGCGGGCTTCGCGGATGATCGGGTCGCGGCCCTCGGCGACGCGCTCGGCGTCAGTGACGGCGTTCTTGAGGCTGGTCAGCTTCGGAGGGGAATCCGCAATAGCGCTTCCCGAATCCTCTATAGCGGTTTGACGGGGCTTGCGCTGCGCATCGGCGCGCGGCGTTTCTGAAGATCCAGATTCCATCGAGCTAGCTGGATTGGACAGAACCCCCTGAGGTTTCTGAGGTTCTGTCCTATCGGCCGGCGCGGCTTCCGTGGTAGTGCGAGCCGGCGCGACATAGGGGGCGTTTTGCCCCCTATCCGGAACATTGGACAGAACGGGTCCGGAAACCGGAGGTTCTGTCCTTGACGGCGCGGCGGTAGCCTGCGTCGCTACGGATGGCGTAGCGGCAACCGGAGCATCGGACACTGTGCCCGGTGCTTCCGCACTTGCCGGAGAAGTGCGGAATTGTTCGGCCTGCGGCGTGCCCAGCGTCGGATTGATCTCGCGGGCGACTTCGAACAGGCCGGCATCCGAGTCGGTGTTCTCCAGACGGGTCCGCAGGCGTTGTGCCTGATCGGCTGCCGTGCGCGCGGCGCGGTGGCGCTCCAAGGTGGCGGCAATCTCGGTGCGGCGTGCGTCGGCCGTGGCGCGCTCCTGCGGCGACAGGCGGGCTTCCAGCGGCTGCACGGTGCCCTCGCGCTTGGCGCGGTCCTGCTCGCGCAGCAGATCGTCCAGCTCCTGCCGCTCGGTGTTGAGCGCGGAAACTTCGGCCTCGGGGATCTGGCCAGCGGCGGTCTCGTCCAGCGCGGCCAGCCGGTCGTCGATGGAGCGCGTCGCGGCTACCATATCCGGAGCCTTGGGAATGGGTGCAGTGGACTGCGCCAATTCCGGCTGAGTGGGCGTCACCCTTTCCTGCGATGGCGCGGAATCGCCAAGCAGCGCATTGCGCAGCAGCAGCGCGTCCAGTTCGTTGTCCACTGGCTGGGTCGGCGGCGCGGCCGGGGCGACACCCTGACGAGGGGTGGCGGCGCCTTCGGCCGCGACCGCCGGTAGGGTGGGAGGCGGGGCTACAAGATCGGCGAGGCTGGCCGGTACCGCTGGTGCACGCGGCGTCATTACGGCGCGGCTGCCATCGACTGCCGCGCCAAGCGCACCCTCCGCAAGCGCGCCGCCGGCCGCTTGGCTCAGCGCGTCGCGGAGATTCGCGCCGGTCTGCGTGCCTGCGGTCTCGGCCAGATACGGGATGACCTCTTCCACTGCGCCGCTGGCGCTTTGCAGGCCGGTCTCCTTCGCGACTCGGGTCAGCGCCTCGGCCAGCGATGCTGTTGGAGCATGCGCGCCGCCGCCAGGAAGCAGCCGTCCGGTGGTGAACCGCTCCAGCAGGCTTTCCGCTGCCGCTGCAGGCGCTCCGATAGCCAAGTCCGTCAGGCTGGGATTTTCCCTGCCATCGTTGGTTGCGCGGCTGGAGCTGACCTCGTTTGTACGGGCGGCCATGTACGCCGGCAACGAGCCGACAGCCGCCAGCATGTCCGGGCCGCTGCCGACCACCGTTTCGGGGATGAACTTGCCGACTCGGGATGCGCGCTCGCCGAGCGGAACGTCAGCCATCGGATTGATGGCATCCAGAATATCGCCGCCTGACACGCTCGGCGCGCCGTACCCGGCGGCCTGCATCTCGTTCTCGTATCCCAAGCCATTTCGAAGCCAGTCGCCGGCCGCGCCGAACCCTTCGCGCATCAGCGTCCCGGTCATCGTGCCCTGTGGAAGCGCATCATTCATCGCACCGATCACATTGCCCGGAAGTTCGACCAGATTCGCCGCCAACGTCGGAATGCGGCCGACCAGCGCGCGCAAGCCGATCTTTCCGAGGCTGCTTGGATCTTCGATGCCATCGGTGAACGCGGCCGAATAATCGGGGGCTTCAGTTCCACCGACTGCTGTCTGCACGTTGGAGAAGTCAGGCGCGTCGAACTCCGCAAATGGGTTGGGCCCAGTGGCGATATCGGCAAGGCTTGGCTCGGGTGCGGAGTCGAATTCTGCGAAGGGGTTTGCTGCCGGGGTGCCTTGCGTGCCGCCTCCCCCACCACCGCCAGACCCGCCGCGCGGTCGCGTAATGTGAAGGTGTGGCCCGCTCCATACCGCCTGCCCGCGTGGGCGCGAACGCTCGTCGCGCACCTCATAGCCAGCGGCCAGCAGTTGAGCCTTGATCGTTTCCTGTTGCTCAGGCGTCTCTCGACCCATGCCGACATCGACTGCGCCGCCGCTGTAGTGCGTGCTGCCGACGTTGTGCCGGCCGCCATTGGTCGAAGTGATCCGCCCGCCATGAGGCGAGATTACGCTGCGAACGTCGTCGTAGAACGTGCTGCCAGCCGGCGCACGGTTGCTCTTGCGCGGCGCTGGCGCAGCAGGCGGGCCGAATTCCTCGAATGCGTTCGCCATCACTGGCCACCGAGCACACGAGCTGCAGACCCAGGGCCATACCATTCATCGAACTGCGCGCGCAGATTCGGGTTCGCGCGCAGCTTCTGGATTGCCCCCGCTGGCGGCTCCCGCATTGGCGCGGGCGGGCTGCGAGTCATGCTTGCCGGATTGGTCGGGTCGATGATGATCGGAACCTTCCGAGTTTCCGGGTTCTGGCTGACGAACCACTGGCGCGCATCGTCGTTGATATTTCCAGAGCCGCCGGTCATCGACCTGTCGGCAAGGAATTTCTCGTAACGGGCCGAATCGAAGACGCGAGGCGTGCCAGGCGGCGAGCGAGGCGGCGCGACCTTGAACATTTCCATCACGTCTGGCGTCAGCGTGTTGGAAACTGCGCCCCCAGTGCGACCGCCTCCGCCAGATGCTCGGATGTTCGGGTCCGTCCTGTTCCGCAGTGCTACATCAGCCATCGATTCCGCTGCCGAAGCATCCCGAGCATGTCCCAGCGCTTGGGTCGCCACGATGTCAGCCAGCCCCATCGGCGTTGTCTGCACGGCCTGATCCGGCGCTGCGTAGGGGTCGAACATCGTCTTATCTTGGATGTTCGTGCGCTCGCGCGGCTTGCCGGTGATCACGGTCAGAATGTTGTTCATCGCATCGACATTGCCGCCGCGCGCAAGATCTGCAGCCTCGCCGGTCAGCCCCATCTTCTGCTGGTCGGACTGGTAGCCGCTCAACTGCTCCGGGTTGTAGTCGGACCCGAACGTCGCGTCCAGAATTGCGGCTTGCTGCGGAGGCACGCCGTTCTGCTCCAGCGTGCGCCGAAACTCGGCCCGCTTCATGGCCTGATCTTTCGCCATGCGGGCTTTCGCGAGAAGCGTCTCCAGTTCGGCCGCGCCCTGCGCGCCCTTGTTGTAAGCGCCGCGCGTGTCGGCACCGCCGAACAGGACCGAGCCCATGTCGCGGAAACCACCGTATCCCTCGGACATCTCAGTACCCCCCGCGATAGTTGGCGCCAGTCTTGGTCTTGGGCATGCCGCCGGTTCCCTTGCTGAACTTTCCGCCACCACCAGCGCCACTGGCAATGCCGCCCGATGCGCCGCTGGCGAACGATGAGAATGCGTCCAGCCACGGATTGCGGCGAATGCCCTGCAGGCGCAATTGATTCAGGAACGCATCGCCTTCAGCGTTTCGGCCGATTCCCTCCAGCGCGACACCTCCGCGCGCACGGTCCACGGCCTCGTTCTGCCGTTGCAGCCCAGGCGCATCGATCGCCGACATCAGGCCCGCAATCTTCGAGCCGTAGTCGCTCACGCCAAGCGCTGCGTCCGCCTCGGCAGCGCGCGCCGTGTCCGAGACGTTGCCGATCTGGGACAGCCCTGTCATCGATCCAGCCTTCGCCTGTCGAAGCTGCTGCATGTACTGGCCGAGCACGTTGGCCTGCTCGTCGGCACCGGACGACCCAGCCTGCTTATCGATCAGGCCGGACACGGTCGCATCCGCTTCGCGCTGGCGAGATGCCTGCTGGCGGATACCGGCCGCGGCTTCGTTGTCCTGCCTGCGCGCGGTGTTGCGCTGGTTGATGTATTGCCCGCCAGCCGATGCGGCCGCCAGCCCAAGCGCAAGCAAGGTGGATGTTGCGACGGCCATAGTTAGAGCCTCTTCGTTACGACGGTATGGGACGGGGCATAGCCCAGCATTTTCAGCAGCTCGGCAGCTTCCGGCGGGCTGGTCGAGAGGATGCACATATTGAACACGGTTGCGCCTTTCGCGCGCGCATCGTCTTCAGCAGCGCGGACCAGCCGAACCGCCGACATTCCGCCACGGAACTCCGGCTCCATCCACCAGACCAGTTCAGCCGCAATGACCGCAGGGGTGAATGTGGCCGGGTCGATGTGGGCGCACAGCATGCCGATCAGCCTGCCGTCGAGCTCGGCCACCAGCATGACGCCAGGGACGATGCCGGCCTCGGCAAAGCCCTGCAGCGCCACGATGACCAACCCGGCCGCCTGAGACTCGGGCATGTCGCCGTAGATCGCCGGATAGGGCGACAGCGGGTAGAACCGCTTCGCCATCTCCACGATCTGCGGGATATCGTCCATCGTCGCCGTGCGGATCGTCGCCATCAGCCGCCACCGCCCTGACCGTACAGCGTGCCGTAGACGTATTTCTCGCCGCGGCGTGCCGCTGCTGCCTCTTGGCTGCGCTTGAACAGGTTCGCGAAGGTGCCGAAGGCGTCGCCAAGGCCCTGCGCGGTCGATGTAGCTCGTCCGGCCTGCAGGTTGTTCTGCAGCGCCGACAGCGCGCGGGAGCTGCCAGTCGTGGCGTCAAGGCCGGACTGTGCCATCTGAATCAGGCCAAGGCGAGAGCTTTCATCCTGAGACCGCAGATCAGCCGCCGCCGACTGTGCGCGGCGATCCGACTCAATGACGCCCCGGTTGTAGTCCTGCCCGACGCGCGCGGCGTTGTCGATCGCGACCTTGCCGCCTGTCTGGCCGCTGCGCGCCATCGCGAACTTCAGGTTGCGATCCGTTTCGCCCTTCTGACGGTTGAGGTCGTTCATGTAGAACTGGCGGGTCGCACCGAGATAGTCGCCGATCTCGCGCTGGCGGTTCGGGTTGTCGAACGCCTCATTGATCCGGCCGACGCTACCCCTGATCTGGGCTTGCCGCTCGCGTTCGGCGGCTTCCGCTGCGCGCTGTGCGCTGTTGCTGCTTCCACCGGACATCAGGGTTTCCTCACGATTGCGAATCCGATGCCGTCGGCACCATTGGCGAAGTATCCAGCACGCAAGCCTTCGCAGGTAAGCCGCAGGCCATTCCGGTGCGTGTACCACTTGTGCGCGTCGGTGCGCGATGCAAGCGCGACCGTCTCGACGCGGTGATAGCCGGCCGCAAGCGCGCCTTCGATCACGCCGCGACTCTGCCGAGTGATCTCGCGCCAGTACCGCGCCCAGCCGTCCATCGTGCCCAGCCCCCACACCTCAAGTACACCGGGGCGGATCACGTCGAAGCCGCCGACAGCGAACGGGAGCCCATCCGTGCCAGTGAGTGTCCAGCAGTGCGGCCCCATGCTGCCGATGATCTGTCGGGTTGCCGCTTCCGGGTCGTAGCGCTCCCACCCCCGTAGTGCGCACATCTGCTCGATCTCGTCCGGGCGCGGGTTGCGCGCGATCATCGCGACATCGCCTGCGATTGCACGGTGCAGCGTGACCTTGTGGGTAGTTTGCATGTTCATCAGCGCACCAGATACACGTTGAGGGCGTCGAACTGCCACTTCTGACCGGCGGCATAGGTCAGCCGTACGGACAGCGTGGGAGCCGTTACCGGCATCCCGATCATCATGCCGGGCAACGTATCCGCCGGGATGGCGTAGGGCGTGGTGAATGCGGCGAGATTGGTCTGGTCGTAACCGAACTGAATCGACGACGTGCCGGCGCCCACGATGTCGAAGCCTTCGACCTGCTTATCGACGCCAGGGGCGCCGAAGTCCAGCCACGGCCACTGCAGCACACCTTCGAAGCCGACCTGATCAACACTGCCGGCGAAGTCATATAGCAGGTCTTCGCTGATTTCCATGATGTCGTCGCCGCTGCGGACAACCATCGTGTCGCCGCGCTGTGCGAGTCCGTCGAAGCGGAACGGGTAGATGTACCGGCTCCACGCGCCGACGCCGCCGGTGCGAGTCATCGTGTAGACAAAAACCTCGGTCTCGAACCCCGGGCCTGTGGAACGCGCACGCGGGAAACACACCCAGTATTGGCCGGCGTTCGGGTAGTAGATCGAAAGCGGTTCCTCGCCAGCCGCCTCTGCTTCGGCAACCAGCGCGGTGATGAGCGGATCGACCGGCATGCCAACATCCCCGGCCTGCAGGTTGGTCGAGCCTGCGGCAATCCCGATCGTGCGTACGCCTTCGGACGACAGGAAAAAGAGGTCATTGGAAACCGGCGAGGTCGCCTTCGCGAACGATGTGCCGATCGGCAACTCGTCCAGCTTCGACATATTCGCGGGGTCGGCGTCCACGTTGAGCATCTGGAACGCTTCGACGTTGAACGCAACCAGATTACCGCGATACACGTCCATTGCGGCGACCGGGTTTGACCCGTACTCGTGCAGGCCGAACGCCCAGAAGCCAGCATCTTCGACCGAAGTCCAATCAAGAGGCTGATTCGTGGCGCTGTAAGCGATGATGTCGTTGTCGCCTGCGTAGATTTTGCTGGCCGCGATTCTGACGATCTTGGAGTTCGGGCAGCGGGGGTCTTCTACCCTGCGGCTGATCGTCCGCAGTCGGATTGTCCCGTTCTCCACTGACGCGCCAACTGAAGTCGGCCAACCGGGGCCGCCCGGAGCGTTCGGCGGAACCGGGCCAGTGCGCAGGATCGACTTTGCTTGCCAGATTACGCGGTTCGCGACCTCTGCAGTCCACGTCACACCGCCATCGACGACTGTTCCGCCAACGACCGTCGGCCATACCGGTTCTGTCGCTGCACTTTTCGCCGTCGCTGCTTGGGTTGCTCGAAAGATCATCTCGTAGTGAGTCGCTGGTTTGTCATAGTCCCATGTGAATTTGTCGGCGTAAGCAGCGCCAGCAGTGGAAGAAGAAAGAATCGCGCCAATTACTACGCTCGCAGCGCCCGCTGGGGCAATTGCTGTTACTTCTGACTTGGCCCACCGGACAGCTCCGACTGACTGAACGGCGTTGCCTAGGGCTACGCCGGGGATAAAAGTTCCGCCGCTGTCTCGCCAGCGCAGCTGGACCCTTGAACTCTGCGCAAGGGCGCCGGCTGCGGCGCCGTGAGCAAGCATGCAACTTGCCTTGATCTGTGTGCCTGGGGCACATGGAACCGCTGCGGCATATGCGTTCAATAGGCCGCTAACGGCCTTCAAAGCTTGCGTGCCGCTGAACTTTTGCTCAGTCGAGACAGTGATGCCCGCGTCTAGCGTCCAAGAAGCGCCGCCAAGCTCAAGATCAGGGTCTGTGATTGCGGTGCTGAATGGTGCGGCGACCGTCTTCTTGCGCGTCAGCGTGCCGGGCGCGTAGTCGGTGCCGGCGGCCCAAGTCGTGATAGGCATCAGGGCTGCACCGATCCGCTGCGACGCGCGCCATTGCCGCCCATGTTGTCGTACCGCGACCCAACATTCGGGGGCAGGGTCGTATTTCCACCCGTACCAGTATCGACAGGCGGAATGGATACGGCAGGAACGCCGTCGGTTTCCTCGATCACCACTGCACCCTCAATGACCGGCCACGTCGGTTCCGTAATCCCGCTGCTCGGCGTCGTTCCATACACGGCGATCACTTCGTACTTGTAGCCATTCTCGGTCGTCGGTTCGACCTTCTGCGCAACGGTGCGCGGCTGCTTTGCGACCCACACGGGGTCCGGCGATGTCAGTCGTTCCGCGACGTAGGCGTAGCCGTTCGGGATCTGCGCTTGCATGACCGCGCCCAACGGGTAAGGGGTGTCGGTCGTCCACGGGCCGAAGCTCTGCAGGTAGTAGTGATACGCGATCGTCGGGTCGTCGTCCCACTCGGCCACGACGTACAGGTAGCCGAGGAACGGCTTCGCGAAGTGAATTTTGCTCAGCTGGGCCGTTGAACCGGCGACCGGATGCGTCAGCACCTCGACAATCACGTCCGGCGATGGGGATGCGATGACGGTGCTCGCAAACACGACGTACTTGCCGCCGAACACGCAGACGCCTTTCGTTCCGGGAATGGTGTGCAGTCGGCGCGATCCGGGACGCGGGACAACCGAACGGCTCGAGGTCACGTAACCGTTCAGCAGGTCGTACAGGCTTTCCTTCGACGCGCCTCCCTTAAGGCGCAGGCGCGTCATGCCGGACTTCACTGCAGAAAGGACTTCGGTGCGGCTCATACGCGCTTGGGCATCGTCTGGTTGGCGAGCGGCTTGCTGCCGGGGATGTAGCGGCGCGTTCCGTGCGAGGCTGCTGTGAGGTCGCGCATCATGGTCTGCGCCTGGCTGGAGTAGTTGCCAGCGTCGTCGTGCTTGTAGTGCGCCTTGGCGTTCGCCAGCGCCAGCAGGAACAGCGGCTCGGCGTCGATGCTGCAGCGGTCCGTGTCTGCTACCAGCGGCAGCAGGCCAACGTCGCCCTTGATGCGCAAGAACCACGAACTGTCGGACGGTGGCGGCCAGACTTCGATGCACTGGCGAACCTCATACGCACACACGATGCCGGCGATATTGGTGCCGTAGCCGGCCGGGTTGATGCCGCAAGTGATCGGCGTCCACGTCGAATCGCCATCTGACACTCCGGCCCACTCGATCCGGCGGGCGTCCAGTTTCAGGGTGCACAGATCGCGGTTCTGTGCCAGATCGTAGAAGCGCACGCCTTCCTGTAGTCGCCATGTGAACCAGCGGCGGAGGCGGACGGCCGCATAGCGGTTGTACAACATCACCTGCGCGCTACGCAGGAAGTCGTCCAGCGTCTCGGCCATGCCAGGCGGGTAGGTCGGCATCGCCGCGTATCCCAGCCGCACGTACAGCCGGCGGCGCAAGTTCGCCAGCGTATCGGAGACGATCACACCGTCGTCCTCGCAGACGCAGTTGTAGCTCGTCGCCTCTTCAGGCGTCAGCAGCAGGGTGAAGTTGTTGATGATTGCCGGGTTGACCACCAGCGGGACCGTGCTCACTGCCGACGCTGCGAGGATGAAACGGCCGCCAGGGCCGGTCGCAAAGGCGTCGTAGGAGAAATACTGCGGCCGGATCGACAGCTTCAGCGAGTTGAGGACCGTGCCGCCGGATGAGATTTGGTTGAGGAACACATCGCCAGCGTAGGCGGTCGATGCTTCCCCCGAGTAGGTGTCGCCTGCCTGCAGTGGACTCGTTACACGAGTCAGGTCGAAGCCGTGCACGCCGTTGGCCGTGTACGCATAGGCGCGGCCGTTCCACGTAACCGGTGCGCCGATAGGGTCGGACCACGATGCTGGGTTTTGCAGGAGGTTGGTCATCGTGTCCTCGGTGTGAAAAGGGGCCGGACGGTCGCCGGCCCCTCGGGGTAGTGCGGATCAAGCGGTGATGGTCAGCCCTTCTTTTTTTCGCCAGCCGCTTCCTTTGCGGCCGCTTCGTCCTTCTTCTGCTGCTCGAAGGCTTCCATGTCTGCCGCCAACTGCGCGCGCTGGGCTTCGATGTTCGCCTGCTCATCGGCGAGGGCTTTCAACTTGGCGTCGAGCTTCGGATCGTCCTTGCTTGCCGGCGGCTGAGTAGCCTTGGAACGCTTGACCTCGGCAGCTTTGAAGGCCGTTGTAAAGACGCGAACGTCAGGGTAGACGGCGTTGAAGTTCTCGCGAGCTCCCTTCTGGCTGTACTTGTTGCGCAGGCTCTCGAATACCGTGCCGATGTCTTCGTCGCCGATCTCGCACTCGCCTTCGTCCATAACCATCACAGAGCTTTCGCCAAGCGATGCATGCATCCGTTCCATCAGTGGAAGCTCGTAGGCAAAGATGGTCGTCGGTGTTTTGTTCGACGCATCGCGGTCGATCAGAATCAGTAGCGTTTTGATCGTGCTCATTAGGTCGTCTGCTCCAGGTCGAGAGTCACAGCGCCAGCAGCAGCGACGCTGACGTTGACTCGGATGAAGTACGGCAGTTCCGGGATCTCCTGCCGCAGCTTGCTCGTGGATGTAAGCGTCAGTAGCGTGACCCAGCTTGCGTCGCCAGTTGCCGGGACGTTGTTCTGGACCAGCGGGCTGCCCTGGATCAGCACAGTCACGCCGGCAGGAATGGCCGGCGCCGGACCACTGGACGAAAGAATCGCATCACGGCCATAGCCGCCCTTGAACGGCGTTCGGTTCAGGCGGATGCCGGGCTGTGCGCCAGTCGCAGCAGTCGACAGAGCGGTGCACAAATTGAGAATTGCAGGCATGACTTGTTCTCCTTACGCGATCGAAAGCATGAAATGGGCGTTGCGCTGATTCATGGTCAGCCCATAGTCGGCCGACATGCCGTAGTAGTGGGTATGCCGGTTGTAGACGCGCTCGGGGATGCGCTTGATCATCCAGCGACCCTTGAAAGGCCGCAGTTTGAGCGCTTTGGAGTTCAGGCCATAGCAGCGCTTCGCCCACGGTATCGGAATGACACCGAGGATCGCATCCAGCGCGTCGAACTGCGGGTCCCAGATCACCGGAACATTGTCCCAGCGGATTTCCTTGGTGGATGGGTCGATGGTGACGCCGCCGCCGTTGGGGACCGCGATATTCAGCGAATGCACCTGCGAGGCGCGCGCATCTCGGCGCAGTGCGTCGAGGAATGCAGACCCGCAGAAATACGCATCGGGGGCGCCTTTCTTGCCATACGTCACGGTGTAGCGGCGGGCGACTTCGATACGGTCGATGAGATTGCCCGGCGTCGCGGTGCTGATGGCGGTCTGCGCCCAGTTGCGCCACAACGGCACAGTGGCCGCATCGATGCCGGCGATCGTTCCGACTGCGGGCGTAGTCGACACCAGAAGATCCAAGCCCGGGCATGCCTTGGTGTTGGCCGTGCCGTCGAGGTGGAGTTCCTGGTCGAGCTTTTCCTGCATGCCGTCCTTGAGCACGGACCAGCCTTCCTTCAGCTTGTCCACGATCTGGCTGGCTTCCTGCCGCGTCGGCTCGGCCTGGCTGTCGTCGGTGGTGATGATGACGCCGTTGTCCGCGAGTTCGGTTTCATTGAGCGCGAAGCCGTCGAAGCTCTCGTAGTGCTGAAACGGCGCCTTGCGAACCGTATCGCGCGTGTTGAACGTCAGCTCGTCGTCGCCGGTGAAGTTCTGATAGTTGGAGTCGTAGCTCAGACGGGCCTTCTCGTTGAAGATACCGTTGCTGAACACCGAATCCTGCTTGTTTTTCATGAGCCAGTTGAGGAACGGCCGGTCGGTGCCGACGTTGTCGACCGGGTCGTTTTTGGCGAAGGTCTCGAACTGGTACGTGGCCCCGTTCAGGAGCTGCTGCTGGGTAATGGGCATGGTGGACCTCTATCGAATGGGGATGGGTTGGTTCCATCCGCGTTCGAGGAGCGCGAGGCCTCTTACTTGCGCTACCGGTCACGACTCCGGCTGTACGATGACGCGGGCAGGCTTGTCAGGCCTTGCTGGCGCGGAATCTGGCAGGTATTCCGCGCCACGTCAAGATCATGCCGCCGTGGTTACGCTTGGCGCATCCCACCCATCGCGGCCAGTGTGGCGTCGACTGGGTCGGAAATGCCGCGGATATGACCACCACTGGTGACGCCTGGGCGCATCGGCGTTACGGTCACAGGTGGGGGCGGCACTACCGGCTTCGGCATATTCAGGCTGGCAAACATGCGACGCGCGGCGGCGGCCCACTGGTCCGGGGCGGATGTCTGCGTCATGGCCTGCAGAGCCGGCGCCAGCACCTTGAGCTTTTCGGCATAGGCTGGATCGGTCACACGCAGTTCGGCCTCCAGCGCGGTCAGCGCAGTGCGGCCTTGCGCGATGCCGTCTTGCTGGCTGTCCTGCTGCTGCTGGGTCTGCCTGGACGCCTGCTCGACCTTGGCGCGGTTGCGCGCGGCGATGACTTCCAGCGCCGTATCGCGATCGATGTCCAAGTTCGCCAGTTTGGCCGCAATGTCTGGATGTTCACCTATGGGGTCATATCCCGCGCTGGTCGGGCGGCCGAGCGCCTTGGCGAGCGCCAGATACTCGCCTTCGATCTGCTCGAACGCGATCTCCAGATTCTCCGATTTGCCACTTTTTATCAGGGTCAGATAGTTCATCGCCGCACCGAACTCTTCCGGCGTCGCGCCGGTTGACGTGACCGCTTCCTCCCACTCGACGGCACGCTGGCGAAAGACCTCCAGCTGCTGAATTTGCGCCTTCAGCGGCTCGTTCTCGGCAGCCTTCGCGCTCAACTCGCGGAATCTTGCTTGCGAACGTTCGTGGCTGATTCCAAGCTCGGCCATCTCGGCGTCGATCTTGGCCTTGGCTTCTTCGGGTGTTGGCTCTTTCGGCTTGCCCGCTTCCGGCACCGGCGCAGCCTCGACTGCATCGGCCTTCTTTGCGACAGGCTCGGCGGTGGCATCGGGCTTCGCGCCGCCCATCGCCGCTAGCATTGCCTCGGCAGGGTCAACAGCGGGGGTGGCAGGCTCTATCGTCGCTGCTGCCGGTGTGGTGGTTTCAACCGGTGCAGTATCCGGCGCCGCGGCTTCTGTGGTGGTGGTTTCGGTCGGATCGTTCATGGCATTGCCTCGTCAGGGTTGGGTGCTGCGGGTGGCGGTAGCGCTGCGCCGGGTGGCGCTTCTGGCTGCTGGGGTGCGGGGTAGGCCAGCACGGGCTGCATGGAGGTCGGGTCAATCAGCGGGACCGGCTGTCCCGGCTGCGGCATGAAGCGCGCGGGGTCGATGTTCTCGCCGAAACGCTCCAAAGTTTCGATGGTCAGTTGCTCCAGTGCGTTCGCCATGTCCAGCGGCGACGACTGGCGCATCTGGCCGACCGTCATGATCGATTCTTTGAGGATCGGCAGAAGCTGTGCCCAGCGCTCTTGGCGCTGTCCGTTCGCAGCCTTGGAGCTTGAACCGGCGCGGATATCCAACTGCACCAGCATCCCCATCTGCTCGATGGTCATGCCTTCCGGCCAGAAGGCCTCAATGCCGGCGAACCGGTGCACCTCGTCCAGCGTCATGCACTGCAGCGAGACCTCGGCCGTGTAGTGGCCCAAGTCGATGAACATTTCGTCCAGGCTGTCACGATAGAACGACTGGCGGGCCTCGGTGCCGGACTGCTGGATCTCGGCCTCGCCCAGCGTCTTCGCAGTGCGGATGCTGGACGATAGAGCCTCTTGGATACCCCACACGATCTCGAGTTCGGCGCGGATCACGCTGGTGTCGTACAGCTCGGGGTTGAAAGCAGGGTTTTGCAGGACTCCCATGACGGCATTCACCGGCTGGCCCTTCAGATCGATGCCAACCATCTCGCCGATGCCGCCGACTTCCATGCGCGCCGCGTCTTCCGGCTCCACTGCGCTACGGTCGAACCACGTTCGCGGAATTGACCGGCGGCGGAACTCCCGATAATTCGACCGCGTGCGGCTGTACTCGTCCAGAAGGTCAACCGATCGCGCCGGCAGAGATTCGGGGTGTCGCTTGCCGTCCACTTGGATCGGTGCCCACTGGAAGAAGGGATAGAACCGCGTTGCGCTGACCTCGGGCGGCGCTACCGGCTTGGCCCACACCGGGACGCCTTCGATCCATGTACGGATGACGTTCGCTTCGTTGTCCCACGTCTCATGCACGCAGATGAACTGCGGGCTTCCGTCGCCGTCACGTATCTTGCGGAACGTCTCAGCGTCTTCTGCCGTGTAGCGAGCGGTTGCCTGCGACTGAGCTTCGCCGGTCTTCATCTCGGCATCCTGCCGCTGGGTGTAGATGTCGGCACGCTTCAGGTCTTCGTCCGAAAGGCCAGGGAATTTCGCTTTCACCTGCTCTTTCGGGAAGAACATGCGATCGTCGATCCACGGCGAGTCAAGGTAGCGCTCAAGGCTTGGGCACTCTGGCGACACCGTAATGTCTTCGGCCGGCCGGTAATCGAACACCATGCCGGAATCGACTTTGCGCTCTACGCCGCCATGTGGCCCTCCCTGCATACCCTCCATAAGCGCCTGAATTGAAGCCTGCAGGACTTCGGGGGCGTCGGAAGTTCCGCTGGCCAGCTCTTCCTGCATCGCGAACAGCCGGCGGATGTTGTCCTGCTGGTCCGGCACCGTCTGCACCACCAGCGGGTCGCGGTCGCTACGCTTCAGGTACACGGCTTTGTACCAGCCGATGCCAACGCTCAGGGAAGACCGCACCAGTGGACGGCATGCGGCCTTGAGCTTGCCCTCGCGCCACAGTCCCATTGCCACAAGGTCCAACGTCTTCGCCAGCATGCGCGCCATTTCCTTGCGCTGCGGTCCTGCAGCCGCAGACGGCTGGGATGCCATCGTCGGGTCGCGGGCGTACAGAAACGCGGTCAGTAGATCAACGTAAGCCGCGGCGATGGGCACACGAACATCGAATCCCTTGCCGGCGTCCACGCTGACATAGGTCCGATCGATGGCGTACTGCTTGCGCGCATGCGCATCGAACTTGCGCGCGTCGTGCACCTTCTTGGCCCATGCCTTGACGTCTTCCTCCTCCTGTTTTCGCTGCGCACGTGCCTGCTCGTCCATCTGCTCGGCCGTCATGGCCTCAATCATCTCGACGGCAACTGCGTCTTCGTTCTGGCCGTTCATCGATAGTGCCTCTTTGTGTCCTGTGCTTTTCGGAGTGCGTCGCGATCCATCGTGCGCAGAGTGATTGGCTTTGGTGCATCGTCTTGCGGTTCGGGCAGGGACTTCGGGTCGCGCATCTCTGCCAGCCCGCGACCGATCAGGCCGCACACGTCCACTGCGTCGTCCTGGTCGCTGTCGGCGCCTCGGAACTTGCACAGCAGGTCAACCAGCCGCGTCGCCCAAGGCGTATTCAGTGGCAGGTAGACGCATCCTGCTGACACGTATCCACGAAATGCGGCGACCTTCGCCACCTTGTCCTGATCGTCTGGCAACAGGTCGCGATGATAGTACACCCCGCGTTCTCCCTTGCCGGCGCGCTCCCGCTGTAGGCGCTTGCGCATCGGGGCGGCTGCGTTCTCGTCCTTGCCGCGTGCTCCCCACCATTCGGAGACCTTCCAACGCTTCGCCAGCGTGATCTCGGCGTCGGCGCTCTTGTCGAGCGTGACCTGCCCGAACCACCAGTCGCGCGCATACAGGTCGCCCTCTGGGCTCATCCCGAAGACGCCATGTTCGGACCAGTCCGGTTTGTTCGAAGCGCTCTTCTCGGTCACGGCGTAGTCGCTGGCGCCATAGTTTCGCAGGGGCATGCGGTTGAATTCGGCGCTCAATGGGTCGTACCACCTGAACCAGTTTGCTTCGAACTGGTTGCCCTGCTCGGGGCGTGGCCGCTGCTGGCACAGAGCGGCCCACATGCGGGCCAGCACGGCGTCGGTACTGCCTGCGCTCGGCTCGATGTTCTGCCAGTGCTGCGGGTCGAACCATTCCGGCCAAAGGTACTCGCCAACCTGCCGGCCCAGCGGATCGTCCGCGCGCTCGCACTTGGCAGCAACACACACGATCTCCCACTCAAAGCCGTCCCGACACATGATCCGACCAGACTCGCCGTTCCAGTTCTCCGGCAGAATGCGGCCGGCAAGGTCGTCGGGTGCCCATCGGGTTTGGATCAGGATGATCGAGCCCTTGGGCTTCAACCGAGTCTTGAGCGTGGCGTTGTACTCGTACCAGCAACCCTCGGACTTGACCGAGCTTTGCGAGTCTTCCCAGTTCGCTACCGGGTCATCGATCAGGATCGCATCGGCGCGGGCGGACGTGATGCCGCCGGTCAGTCCCTTCCACAGTGCCGACGAGTCGTTCGTGAG